GCCGGTCTCGTGGTCTACCGGGACTACGAGGAGAAAAAGACGCTGGTCTACTCGAAGAAAATCCGCCGGCAGCCGATCTGCGGCCAGCCGGGTGTCGTGGAGTTCGTATTCCTGCCCCACGACAGGCGGTTCACCGAGATCAGCGGCAGCTACAACGANATGGGCAGAAAGGACGCAGCATGACGCAGTACGACGACACCAACAGGGGCGTGCTCTTCCGCAACGACCGTCGCGAGAACGACCGCCAGCCGACGCATACGGGCCACATCAACATCGAGGGCCGGGAATACTGGCTGAGCGGCTGGGTCAAGGAAGGCCAGAAGGGCAAGTATTTCAGCCTGTCCGCGAAGCCCAAGGAGGGTGCGCCCAAGCCGCAGTCTGCCTCTGCCGGCGCAGCTGCCGACCTCGATGACGACATCCCGTTCTGAGGAGGCGCTGATGTCTGGCGATCTCTCCAGCCGCCTCAACAGCATAGCCGATGAGATGGAGCGTGCCGCAAGGGGCAAGAGCGTGGAAGACCTGCACGAGCTGTTCGCTGAGGCGTGTGAATTGCTGCGGGTAGCCTCTGGCGCCCTCGCCATGCACGAGTGCCGATCCATCACGATCAGATTGCCAGAGGAACACATCAATGACCTGCGCTCCGCGCTGAGGAGCGTGGGGTGTGATCTTGAGATCGTCGAGGGCTGACACATGGCACTTGGCAGACGTGGTTTTCTAGGGGCGATGCTTGCGGCCCCCGTAGCCGGGAAGGCGGCAGCGCAACAGGCCGCCGATATGGCGCTCGGAGCATCTCGGGCATCGTATCTCGGGGCTTTAAGCCAAGAGGGAACGGCGCCTGTTGGCGGTCCGGCCTGGGACGAGGGCCGCTTTCTTAAGAAGCGGCTAGAGGCGATCCTGCTGCGTCGCTCCAAGATCGAGGAAATGGCTCGGGAGAGGCGCAGGTCCATAACGCGCCTAGACCCGGATCTGGCAGCCAACCGATCCATGTCCATGGACATGCGCATCCGCATTCAGGCGCGGCGCGACGTTGAGGCTGAACTGGATGAGGAGCAGGCCAAAATCCTGCGCCGGGCGGCCGAGATCGGCGCAACCTTCATCAAAGACCTTGTGAGGGGCTGACACATGGCGCGACCGAAGAAGAGGCACAAGGCCTCGAAGCCGCAGAAGGCAGTCCGCTCACGCGCCGACCGGCCCATGCGCCCGACGCCCGAGCGAATGGCGAAGGCTGGCGAGTTCTACGTCATCGGCGGCGATGGCCGCGTCATCATGCGGGATAGCGTCATCGAGCGCGCCTACCAGACGGGCAAGATCACGGCACGGCAGCTCGAGGCTGCGCGGCGGTACCGCCTCTACTGGCACCACGCAGGACTTGAGCCTGGGCCGCATGGCGTCGATCTCAATCGCGTCTATGCGCCCGATCACACCGGCATGCGCCTCATGGCGCAGAGCGAGAGGCAGGCAGAGTACCGGCAGCAGTACCGCCGGGCGGTGCAGTGCCTCGGCCTGCGGATATCGCGGCTCGTGGAGAAAATCGCCTGCGAGGACGCTACGTTCGAGGACGCGGGCCGCGTGATCCTCGGGTGGACTAGCAAGCCGCAGGCGATTTCCGCTGCGGTGGAGCTATTCCGCGAGGGGTGCGACCGTCTAGCGGACTTCTGGCGCTTCCCTGTGTATGGGGATGACGTATCAGCACAAGAAATCGCTTGACCGGTTAAACCGAAAATGCGATGATTTGGTATCAGCAAGATTTGCGCCCGTAGACGGGCAACGAGTTCAGCACTGCAGGTGACCGCCAGTGCCAGCCACGCATGAGGCGGTCAGTGGCAAGTCGGGTAACGGGTCTGCGAAAATCCGCGTGGGCAGACGGCCAGCAATGGCGCCGATGACGGTCAGTGCTGAAATAGTTCAGCGCGGCCCATTGGTGGATGGGAGCGGACGATCCCTCGGCCACCTACTGAGGGCCCCGCGTCGAACGCTGGGAGTTGCGCCCCGGCCCGCGCTGAAACAGTTCACGAGAGCGGCGTGGGAAGCAGACACGCGAAACGGCCTATCGAGGCGGCAGTCGCAACCGCCAGCATAGCAAACCGGCCGACCATGGAAACGGCGACTGTGGCGTTGGCCGTGCCGCGTGGGTCCGGATTGCGCATTCAGGCATGAGCCGTGCCCAGCCAGCCGGAGTAGCGCCCGGCCTCTCGTGATAGCAGGGAGTGCGTCACCTAGCACGTTGGGGCTCCGGCCTCACCCTGCGTCAATCCAGCGCCGTCTCGGTTCTCCGGGGCGGCGCTTCTCATTTGGAGCCATGCGCATGTGGGGCATCGCCTTCTGCATCGACCCGCGATACTGGCGCCTCGGCGCGTGTGACGCGGTTGACGAGGATCCGACGACCGGGCGCCCCGTCATCATCGGCCGCTGGTACTGCTTCGGCCCCGTAGCAATCACCTACGACTACGAATGACATGGCCGCAGTCCTCCGCCGTCTTGCGATTGCGATACTCGCTGGCGTGGTGGCGGTGATCTACGCGGCCGGCGTGGCTACTGGGTGGGCACTGTTCTGATGGACGACGACCGGCGCAGGCGGCGCGTCATCCGCGCCCCTGACCTGTCTGGCATGATCCATTCCATCGTCGCGCCCGAGTGGTATGACGACGACGACCTCCTCTGCCAGATCAGGGAGCAGATGGCGCGGTATGAGGCGGCCAAGCCGGGCACGGGCGAGCGGCCGTGCATCACGCTGAATGAGGTTGGACTATGAACGTGATCTGGCGCGATGCTGCCGGAGACCATCCGCGCGTCATGACGACGGAGCCCGAGCGGTGGAAGGCGTGCTTCTGCACCGGCCCGCGCCCCAGCGACACGAAGTGTCCGTGCGCCATGGAGGCGGGCGGCGTCCGCGAGTTCGCGATGTTCACTGACGGCATCGTCATCAACGGCCAGCGCTACAAGCTCGTTCCGGCTTATCACGCTCAATGAGGGTGGTCTGTAGAGCCAGGAGGAGAGGGGATGTTCTATACGCCGCGTGACCTGTACCAGCGATCCAGCACGGATGACACGTGGTGGCGCGGCGGCCCGTCGCCCTCGTACACGCTGCGCGTGGGCAGCGACGGCCACGTGCACCTGATCTACATGGCCGATAACCCGCACGGCCATGGTCCTGTGCCGGCGTCGTTCGACCTGACGGCGCACATCAAGAGCGTCATCGGGGAGGCGGTTGCAGAGGCGTTGGCGGCCCACGCCAAGTCAGCGGACACGAGGCAGCAGAGATGAGCACCAAGCGCGGCAGAGGCCGCCCGACCGACTATCAGCCGGCACTAGGCAACGAAATCCTTGAGCTGATGGCGACCGGTCTTTCGCTCGCAGCGGCTGCAGCCGAACTCGGCATCCATCGCCAGCGCGTCTATGAGTGGATGGAGCGGTACCCAGATTTTGCGGACACCGTAAAACTCGCGCAGGGCAGGCGGTTGCTCTATCTCGAGCGCCGCCTGCTCACTGCGGCGGATGGGCCGACTGTCACGAGCACGATTTTCGCGCTCAAAAATGCGTCGCCTGAGGACTGGCGCGACCGTCGCGAGGTCGAGGTGACGCGCAAGACACCTCCTGAGCAGTTGAGCGACGATGAGCTTGCAAATATCGCCAGCGCAGGCCGCAGCGGAGCTGTTGCGCCGGCGCCGTATACGAGCAAGCCTCACTGAGTGGTGCCGGCTCAATGGGTACGAGCCTGCGCGCCACCACGAGCTGATCATTGCCGAGCTNGAGGCNATCGCGAGAGGGGAGATTGACCGCCTGGCGCTATTCCTGCCNCCGGGCTCGGCCAAATCGACATATGGCAGCGTGCTGTTCCCGCCGTGGTATCTGGCGCGCAGGCCCGACGCGGCCATCATCGCGGCCTCGCACACGGCGGAGCTCGCGGAGCGGTGGGGGCGCAAGGTCCGCAATCTGATCGCCGAGCACTCGTTGGAGTTGGGCATCTCGGTGGCTGGCGACAACAAGGCCGCAGGGCGTTGGGAGACGAGCGCTGGCGGTGAGTATTTTGCGGCTGGTGTTGGCGGTGCCATCGCAGGGCGCCGGGCCGACCTCGCTGTGATCGACGATCCGGTGCGGTCTCGTGAGGACGCCGACAGCAAGAAGGTCCGCGACGCGCAGTGGGACTGGTACAAGTTCGACCTGCTGACCCGCCTCAAGCCTGGCGCGGCCATCGTGCTGATCCAGACGCGCTGGCATGAGGACGACCTGGCCGGGCGCATTCTGTCGGAAGAGGGCGACCGCTGGCGGGTG